TTGGTTTTTCTTCAGTCCACCAATCAACCATATCATCAGTATCCCTAAATCCTTTTTTACCAAAACGATCTATTCCAGTCCCACCAATATCAAGTTGATTCAAAAAATCATCCATATCTCCTTCTTGCATATCAGGATTTTCTGCAGTTCTTCTTGCCTGACGAAGCATTGTTCCTGCACTACGATTTGCTTTTGCAAGTTTCTCTGCCCATATCATATCCTCCAAACTAACTTCTTCACCTTTTACAATTCTTTCACAAATAGCTTCCAATCTCAATCTATATTGCGTAGAGAGCATATGTATTACCACATATAGGGTTATTTAGTTAACGTTCAATATAACTTAAAGTATGATTGGATGCATATAATTGTTGAATAATTATGTCACAACCAATCTTTGGATTACAATCACCACAAGTATATACATCTACTGCTGCTTTGCCATCCTCTGGCCATGTGTGAATGCTGATATGACTTTCAGACAACAAACAAATTACAGTCACTCCTTGTGGTTCAAACTTCTTTGAAATGGTTTGTACAACTGTAGCCCCACTTGCTGCAGCAGCATTTTCCAACAAATCTATAAGACAACGTTCATCATTCAAAAGAACGAACGAACACCCATACAGATTTAACAAATAATGCTTTCCCATCACTTTTTACTTTTCTTTTGTGGTTGATTATAGGATTTTGGATTAACTCTTCCATCAGTCCATTTCATAGAAATTACATTTCTATATTCATCGTAATAATGATCAAATATACTAACTTGAGTTCCTTGAACAATATCACATTTTTCTATTCCATCATCAGAATATGAAACAATATAAGAATCTAATGGAAGGGATTTGTCCTTTGATAAAGATCTATCACAATCTCTATGAATAATGTTAATTTTCCCTCCCATAGTTTAGTTCCACACTATATCTGGGAATGCATCCTGAACTACAACTTTAGTAATTTTAAATCTTTTATGTAGTTGCTTGTCTTTAACAAGACACATTATTTCTGCCTCAGATTCATGAAGAGCTTCCAACATTTGAATGAACATGGATTCTCTTTTTGTCTGAGCAATATCATTGATTCCCTTTACAAAATAATTAAACTTTCTCCATTCATGAATAAGTTTACTATGCTCTGTTCCTGCAGGAGCATCATTAGGCGTATAAGGAACTTCCCCTTCTGGGACTGCTGATTGCACTGCATCATCAAAGTTCCAGATAAGAACTGACCTTAATGCAGGACTATCATAATGTCTTAAAATTTGTATTTTTTCGTCTCTAGTTTTTGCATTAGAGACTCTTTGAATAATTTCAGACACCAACTGGTCTGGTGGTAATTTCATAATTCAACTCCAATTAATCTTCTATATCTTCCTCTTCCCCCATGGAATCTGGATTTTCAAATCTAAATGCTATTATTTCATCTGGTAAAACTTGTCCATTCTCATCAAACATTTCTGGATGATATGTGTATGGTTCTCTCTGTTCAAGATGTTGTTTGACTGTCCAACCAACTAAACCACCAAGTATTAAAGCAAAGATAACAAATAAAACTGAAAATACAAGAGCTAGTGCTAACATAGTGATTCTCCTAAACTACTTTGGTTTTCCTATTCTCAAGGAAAAATTAAAGTAGATGGTTATATCTCTATGGAAAAGAGAAACCATCCTTTCAAAACATATAGTAAATGCTTTTTTAGCTGGTTCCCTCCTCTTTAAAACTAACTCAACACCCCTATTGACGGGAAGAGTATTACCTTTATTTATGGTACTCATCCAAGCAAACTATTTTCCTGAAGATACTTAACTGTATCAGAACACCCACCAAGATGTTCATCATTCATAATTACTTGAGGGAAGGTAGAACCTTCACCAAACTCTTTATAAAATTCTTCTTTAGTAAAATCTGTTCCAAGAACATATTCCCTAACTGCAAATCCTTTAGATGTGCTTAGTGCAGAAAGAACTTGGATTACTTTTGTGCAATATGGGCAACCATGTTTACTGTAAACTGTAAAGTTCATAATTTTTAAATTCTTACTGGATGTGGACGTTTTTTATCTGATTTAATAGCGCATAACCATGCAGTTGTGACTGCAATATTATCTTCCCACCAATTAGTCTCCAATCTAAATTCTTGGAATCTGATGGAAGTGTTTCTAATGAACTGTGCTTTGTCTCTCCTGGTATAATACCAGAAACTATTTTGATTCCAAAAACTCACATGAGTTGGATCTTGCCATGCTCCTCTACCATCAGTAGAAGGAACCTCAATGAATGCCCAACCACCATCACAAAGAACTCTATAAATTTCACTCATAGTTTTAATAGGATCTTTCAAATGCTCAATCACATGACTTGCATTGATAACTCCAACACTATTATCTGGCAAAGGAATCCCATCATTTAGATCACAGATAATATCTGCATCTTCTTGATCAATTGTAGTGTATCCTGGTCTTGGAAATAATCCTCCTCCAATATCAACTTTCATTAAACCATTGAGATCTGCATCACGTTCTGCAAGTTGTTGTCCATATTGATGGAACAATTGGAATGTTTTAACTTGAATGTCATCAATCCTTTGTGTTTGAGTATTGTTATTGCCTGGAAGCCATCTATAATAATAAAGAATTTTAGGAATAAATTTAAACTTTGTGTGTAGATAAGATCTGATCACCAATTCATGATCATCACATATATTTAACTCTGGATTATGTCCACCCAATTCTTGATAAACAGATTTTCTCCATGCTCTCACATGATCTGGGGCATACCAGATAATACCAATACTATGACTGGTGGGAGGGAACATATCAATCTTGATGAAATCTTCATCTCTAAAGTTAACCCATTTATAAGTCCAACCATTTTCTGGATTCCAAGGAACTTTATACTCAGGACCTCTCATATCATAAAGAAGATCTTCACTATAGGCAAATCCCACCTCTTCATCTTGAAATGCCTGATTTAATTCATCAAGACAATCCAAACTTAAAAGATCATCATGATCCACCTCAACCAAGATATCACCCTTGCCAAGTTGAAATGCTTGCTTTTTGATAAATCCTACATTTGGATTTGTGATTCCATTAATAATTCTAACTCTATCATCATCCCTCAGTTCTTGAGGAAGATGAGTAGGTTTACAATCTCCATTAAGATATAAAACCCATTCCCAATCAGTATAAGTTTGCCCCTTAATAGTTTCATATAACTCCATCAAGAATGGAACATTATCTTTCTTATGCTCTGGGGTAATAATACTAAACTTATAATTTTTCATATCAATCAAAAAAGAAAATGTGGAACAATCTTGAATCTTCTATAGTTTTACCAAAATATTCAGATGCTGCATGAATACATTTTGCATCAAAGATAAACAATCTGTTGAATACATTCCCAACAGTATCTACCAACTCAAATTTTGTTTTGTCATAAAACCCACCATCAAATGCTGTTGAAGAATTAGGATCACTTTCATGTCTAACCTTAGTTTGCTTATGTGCATACAAAGATGTCCCACATTCAAAAGGTGCGTCAGGTGTTAAGTATATCATGGCTGCCCAGGTTTGTCCATCCCAATGGTAAACAAGAGAATCATGTGCAGTACAATATTGAAATCTACCACACATTGCATGGGATTCCCAGTTAGTAATTTTAACTCCCATAATTTTTTCAAATTCCCTTTTGGTCCCAGGAACAAAATGTTGCTCAACAGTCCTATTTCCTTTAAACCAATTTTCATCTGCTGCGAATTGTTGCCTCAAAGCATATTCTCTGACAGCATAAGGATCTGAATAGAAATTATCTACAACCCAAATTCTTTTATTGTAGTTTAGATTTACATTACTTGTGGTTACAAATTTCATTTTTGATTCTCATGTATTTTAGATAAAGCAAAGTCATTTAGTTGTTGAATATAATTTCCAGTGTCATGATAACAATTACTATCTAACAAAAACATTAGATCTGGAAATGGACATTTCCTTTCATCAGATAAAAGAAATGTTGTCATCTGAAGCATGGTTGCATAATCCCCAGTCTCAGAACAAATTTCACACAATCTAACTAAGTGCTCATTTCTTCTTGGGCAAAACTGACCTGCTCTATTAAAATAATCAATAGCATTTTCAGTATCTCCAAGAAATCTATAACTATTACCTATACAATAAAATGCATAGTAAGAAAACTCATCTAAATGTTTTGGAGAATTAGTATTTCTATAGTCATGAACATGATTAACATATTCATCAAAGTAATAAATTGATCTTCTGGCAAACTCGATTTGTTGAGATTTACCTAATGGAAAAGTTTGACATCCAGTAGCATCAGAATAACTTTTACCTATGTACCAAAAGTGATAATGATCAGTTAAAAGAGTATTTTCTCTAATCATTTTTTCTTCCAACTTCAAACTATCAGTTACATATTTTGTAGGAAGACTATAACTTTCTCCACCTCCACCATATCCAATTTGCCTAAAGGACATTGGAAGATTAACTCTCTGAAAATCTTCCCCAATACCATCCATCTCCAAAGAAATAGTTTCATGTGCTACATCATGATTAAATCTCCAGGGTAATTTGGCATTCCAAATCCATGCTCTGTAATAAATGATCCCTGGTGCTTTAGCTGGAACATGGAAACTTTGAATTGAAGTATCATCAAAAACAGACCAGTCAAAGTCATCATCAACTTCCAAAGTTTCGTCACAATCCATTTTAAGAATCCAATCACATCCATGATCATGTTTAAGACATGTTTGTAAAAGATGATCCCTATTCCAACCAAAACTCACCCACCCTTCATCAACTTGATAAAGAAATCCAGGAATTCCTTTATCAGCAAAAAACTCTTTGACTATATCTGGAGTACCATCAGTTGATCCATTATCCTGAACAACCCAATAATCAATATACTTATAACAAGATTCAAGCATGTTACGAATGACCTTAGATTCATTCTTAAACATTGTTATCATTACTATTTTTGTGGTCTTATTCATGATGCTCTTTTCTTAATAAAATCTAATACTAATGGATCATCTTTTTGGTTTTCATTTGGAGCATACAAAGCTCTTGATCTTGGATCTGTTCCTTCTGGTGGATCAGTCAAGTAGTAGACAGCTATACTTTTTCTAAATACACCTTCTGGACATACTAATGGTTCTGGAAAACCGTGCCAAGAATTTTGTGCTGTATGAAAAAGAACTGCCCTATTAAAAATATTATCTATTGTTTTTAC